TACGTAGTAGACTGTTTGCCTAGACGAAACTGTACGTTAGGACTTAAGGAATAGGCGTAAGAGTGGAAGTTAAGGATGGCGTGGTGTGGAGTTGTGTACCGGCGTTCCATACACTTAACTTAACACAGTCCTGCTAAGCTGCTTTTCCACCCGGTTTCACGCGGGCATGACAAAGCCCCGCCGGTTAGACCGACGGGGCTTCGTCTTAGGTTAGGCTACCCTATTAGCTGGTAGCCTGCCCGTTCGTGCTCTCGACGTTCGCGGGGCTGACATCGGCGCTAGTCTTAGCCGCGTCCTTGTCCTCGCGCTGCGCGGAGAACGTGTGACCCTTGAACTCAAAGTTACTGACGCGCGGCCAGGACTTAGAGTCATCGCCGTTGATACGCTTGTATTCGTTCTGAAGCTCGGACAGGTCGATACCGGCTGCCTTAGCGGCATCGCTAGCGGTGCTGTTAAACACACCCTTGCTAGTCGTGCCGACCTTGGTGCCATCGACTGTCCAGAGAACGAAGCCGCGCAACCGCTGGCCACCCTCACCCTTACCCTTACCGCCGGAGCGGCTAAGGTTCTTGACCTCGGGAAGATACGGCGTAAGGTCGGCGCCCGGGTAGTTAGACTTGAACACCTTGACGTAATCGCGCCACGCGGTACGCGCCTTAGCGTGCGTCTCAGTGTGAGCCTTGATCGTGTCGTCATCCTTACGCTCTGCGATAAGCGCCTTAGCCTTGCCCATCGCGTAGTCGCGGCGAAGCGACTCAAGCTTAAGGACTTCGGACTTAAGCTCTTCGATCCGGTCGTTAGCTGCCTTGACCTTGTCGTCGCTGTTGTCCTGCTCGACACTCTCGACAACGGTCAGCAGGTCACTGGAGTTAGCGTTAAGGTACGCGACCTCATCGTTAACGGCAGTCGCAAGCTTAAGCGCACGAGTGAACAGGATGTCAAAGACATCGTCATACCACTCTTGCTCTTCGACAGGACCAGGCTCGCTAGCCTCGTCCTCGTTAGCGTCCTCGTCGGTAGCCTCATCCTCGCTACCCTCTTCGGCGTCGGTAACGTCGGCGTCGATAGCCTGCTCATCGGTAGCCTGCTCTTCGGTAACGTCAGCCGTAGCCTGCTCATCCTCGGCGTCGGGCGTGACGTTGGTCTGCTCGGTCATGCTGTCCTCTCCGGCCCAGCACCGTGCTGGACCTAGTGCTAACGCTACCCTCTACGTTGACACCATGCAAGGGGTAGTGCCGATCTGTCTGACATTCTTAGGAACTTTCTCTAGCAGGGATTCGACGGGGTGTCAACTCTGTATCAACATCCGGTTAACGTCGTATCACATACTGAGACACATCTTGCAAGTTAAATCAGGGTGCGGTACCATGAGCGTAGCGAACCTACCTCCCCCAGCTTAGTACGTCATTTCCTTTATTTTTCCTTAACTTACCCTTTACTCACCTTGCCTCCATATGGCTCTTTGAGTTTCCACACCTTGTTATCTTTATCCCACTCATATCCTTGTGCGTGCATAGTGTAGATAGCATACCCGTTAGCATGTGTAACTACGATGACACCTAAGTTAACATCCCCCTTCATTAACAGGTAATCGCTATCACTCATAGGTGGGTTATTCAAGCTTTGTAAGCACTCATAGCACATCATAGCTATAGCTCCTTAAATGTACGGGCTCGCCACAAGCCTTCAATAGCGAACTGTTTAACAAGGGCATCCACAGTCATGTTACGCTCTGCTGCGATAACCTTAAGATAGTGAGCGTCCTCACCCTCTAACACGAACCGCCCAGCTACCCTTTCGCCCCTGTAGGCTAAGGCTCGTAAACGGTCCCGACTGTCACCCTCTAAACCTTTAGGGTTACTGAGCTGAGACATTTCTTACCTCCTTTCTTAAATAATACTACTACGGACTTGACTCGGAGTCAAGTGTCTGTCATACTCTATATATGAGCAGGTCAGAGGCGGTGGACGTTCCCGCCGGGTCCGGGGATGACTTGACACCCGTCCCGACCAACATCGTCAAGAGCTTAAGGTTATCTTATGACTTGGGTGTTAGTACTTTTGCTAGCCGTGCTGGCGTTAGCGATAAGACCGTCGTCCGAACAGAGCAAGGTACTTATCGTAAGATACCAGGTGCAATGGTTCATGCGCTCGAACGTTTGGACCCTCGTTATACGGCAGGACGTTTGCAAGCTGAGTACAGCGAATACGTTACGGCGTACCGTAAGTACTCTCAAACCGTCCAACCCTTTGCGTTCCACTACCCGTACATCCCCAAAGTGGAGTCGCACCCTCTTACGTGGCACCGTACTCAAAGTGGTTACGGTCAAAGTATCCTCGGGTTTTGTACTGCCTTCTGCTTACATCCCTCTACCGTCCGTAGATTTGAAGCGGGTAAAACGTTCGAGGTCCCCGAGCAGTTACGAGAATGGTTAAGGGATACCGGTTTTGAGACGCAGCACATTATCGACCTTCGGGAAGCTAACGTGATGTGGAGACACTTATATGACAAACGCTAAGTTTAAGCCCAAGACAGATGCTAAGTGGACATCCGAGCAGTTAGACAAAGACACTCGGATTAACGAGCACCAGTTAGGGTTCATCCTATGGGTCGAGCAATACTACATGCTCCACGAAAGACTTCCTGACTATGATATTACTTGTGAACACCTTACAATCTCCGAAGCGCAATGGAGAGAGTACTGGACTTACCCTCCAATACGTCAGGCTTTGGCAGCCAGGTCTATTCCTGTTAGATTACCTGATAGCGCCACGCCAGACGAGGGTAACGAAGGTGCGCCGGCACCACTTCTTACCGGCCGCCAATTACAACTGGTTAACTCCTTACTCAACGTTAACGACCTTACGCCAGATCACAAAAAGTTATCAGATGCCGGCGTGTCCAAGGAAGAGTTCCAAGTATGGAACGCCGATCCAGTCTTTAGAGAATACTACGCAGCCCGCGCCTCTAAGCTAGAAGCCTCCCTTGCTGTAGATGCTGATAGAGCACTCGGGGATAACGTACGTGCTGGTGACATCCAGTCCATCAAGTATTTTAACGAAAAGACTGGTCGTTACCGTCCACAGGACCCGCAAGTAGTTAACTTCCAGCTGATGGTTAACCAAATCATCGACATCCTCATCGCTAACTTAACCCCTGAGGACGCGCAACGTATCGGTCAGCAGATTATCAATAGTGTTAACCGTTCCGGTATCCAGATTCTCCACTCTGGGGTCAGCGCGGGACCTCCCGAGTTACCTAGGGGCTACTAATGCCTGAGTCTAGTTCTAGTGGTAAGGGTCCGCTAGGTCAAGTCCCTCACCAAGTACCTCACGTTTACCATCCTTCCAATAAGCAGGATAGTAAAGGTAAGGGTGACAAGGACCGTAAGCGTAAAGACCTAGAGTGGGATGCTGAGAAGGTTCGTGCGTTACATAACTCGGCGGATACTGATTCCGGTGCTCAAGCTAAACACCACTCTTTAGGTCCTGGAAATAACCAAGCCGCGCCAGGTGACCATTCCCACCGGCTTATCGGACTATGGCTGTATAAAGACACAGACGGTTCGCATAACTCTGCCGGCAACTACGTAGACACTAGCTTCCAGGCTTACAAGTTTTGGGATAAGGAATTCTACGCCAAGATCGACTCTCAGACTTTTGTTGTCCTTAAGGAACACGTTGCTGACATTACTGCTCGGGTGACCTTCGCTGCTAACGCTACAGGTAAGCGAGGTGTCCGTATCATGGAGGACGGTGCAGTAACTCAGACAGCTGAAAACCTATCTACGGCTACTGATCCGTATAGAGCCTGGGACTTTATGATGGGAATTCAGATGTCAGTAGGACACCAGTGGAAGATACAATCCTTTCAGAACTCCGGTGGGAACCTTACCATTAACAACGGACGACACATTACGTTCTTTAAGGTCGTACGCCGACACCCGCAGAAGATTGACTCTGCCGGTTTAGCTACTACGATTGTGCCTCAGATTCCAGGTCCTCAAATTGCTAGTCGTAAGTTCGTAATTAACGGAGCTTGGTAGTATGAAGGTTGAATTAAAATATTACGGCGGACCTCATGATGGTAGGATAGACGTATTAGAGGTCAATGAGGATGATAAACTTCCTCCTAAAACAAGGCGCCTTCCGTTACCTATCTCTGCAACGGATACTAGGGTTGAAGGAGTAGACCCTACTGTACCCTCAGTGATTGCCTGTACTTACCGTGTAACAAGAGTTCTTGGTAGCGGACGTATTTGGATTTATAACTATGCCTCGTAAAAAGCCCGAAGAGTTTAAGTTAGACACCGGCAAGTTACTCATTGCTGAGCGTCTAAATAAGCTTGCCATAGAGCCGAACATCTTAGGATACCGGCATAACATTAAGCAAGCTAGATTCCATTGCTCAGACACCCTCCCTGTAGAGCCTTGGGGTACTGGTATGGAGCATGGAGTTAACCTAGCTAAACTCGGCCGTATCGACATGGTGATCCATAACCGGATTCTCAATAAGTCATACATAGCTAAGGTGAGGTTTTATGTCGGAGGTAACCGATCTGGCAAGACGGTCGGCGGAATTGTGGAAGATATATGGTGGGTCACTAAGACGCACCCCTATATTGACATTAACGCTATCTGGCCCGAGCCTATTAGGGGCCGCATTTGCACAACGGACTTTATTAATGGCGGCCAAGGCATTATCATCCCCGCCCTTAAACGCTGGATTCCTCCTAGTGAGCTTAGAGGGGGCACTTGGGATAGTGCCTGGGACGCAGAGGAACGAACTCTTAATTTCGCTAACGAAGGATTTATCGAACTCCGATCTTATGATCAACAACTCAATAAGCACGCGGGAACTTCACGGCATTTTGTTCATTTTGATGAAGAGCCGCCAGAAGAAGTTTACGATGAAAATATGGCACGTCTTACAGATACCGGAGGACGTGCCTGGTTCACTTTAACTCCTGTTGACGGTATGACTTGGACCTTCGATGATCTTTACGAGCCTGCACTTAAGGGTGAGGCTCCGTTCACAGTCGTAGTGGTTACAGCTAGCACAGCAGATAACCCTTGGATTGAGGACGAAGAGGTAGACGTACTCCGAGCAATCTTAGGTAAACGTGAAGGTGGGGCAGATACCCGAGTTGAAGGTGAGTACGTAGCTAAGACAGGTCTTATCTATAAGGAGTTCGACCGAGATACTCACGTTATTAAGCACCATCAAGGTGAGTTGCCAGACTTAAGTAACGCTACAATTATTGCGAGTTTAGATCATGGATTTACTAACCCCACTGCTTGGCTCTGGCACGCTATTTTACCTACCGGGCGACTCGTTACTTTCTGGGAATGGTACCAGAAGGGACTTGTTGTTCGAGAACATGCCCTTAAAGTCCTTGAAATCAACAGAAGAATCGGACGGCAGCCTGACTTTTACGTTGGCGACCCATCCATTAGAAATACAGACCCGATCACTAAGACTTCAATTCTCGAAGAATACTCCAAATTTGGTATCCTTATCAATGCGTCCCCTGGCCTTAACGACGTGGAAACCGGAATCGACAGAGTAAAGGCTTTTATGAAGCCTATCTGGCAGGACCCGGTTACTGGAGACTTAAGGTCCTTTTGGTCAGTTTACCAACGTTGTGAGAAAACCATTTGGGAAGCCGGCCGTTACCGTTGGGCTGAGTGGATTCAGAAAGGTGCGGAGCGTCAGCATAACAAGAAGGAGACTCCGCGTAAGAAAGACGATCACGCTATGGACAGTCTACGTTACTGCGCTATGGCGTTTCCTAACTTTGAGCAGTTAGTTAAGGACTTAATTAAGATAGAGACTCCCATTCAGGTTAGCCCTGTAGGAGCTTCTAAGGTTTACGCGAAACCTGAAAATCAGATCGACCATGAGCTAGCAGCTAAGCTTAATCCTAACCAGCGAGCAGGGGGTTGGGGAGAGTACGATAACTTCGATAGTAAGACAGAGTGGACTACAGAGCCAGTAGGTGAATGGTAATGGTATGGCCGAGGTATTACGAATTTAAACACAAAGACCACTATACTATGCAAGGTGGGCTGTGTGGTGGATGTACTATGGCTGGTTGTGGCCATTGGGTACGTAGACGTCGTAAAGAAGTTAATTTTAGACTCTTAGTTTACACAGGCATTGCGCTTATGTTCATCACGTCTACGCTTTTCGCTCCGATCCTGTTTTTCGGGTTCGTGGTTTACCGATAAGAAAAATACTTAAGCGATTGGCTTGACAGAATAGCGGCCCCTTCGATAGTCTTATGGCATCGAAGGGGCCGTTCTGCGTGCCCGACCAGGAGGTTTACCGATGGGTTACATTGTTACCGCGGTGGATAAGGCTACGTACGAGCAAGAGGTAGACCGGGCTCGTCAGGAAAGCCGTAAACCGCGATGGGCTAGTTTAGATGCTTTCCTCAAGGAACGCATTCCGGAAGAGGATCAGGTCTGGGGCTCTCAGTCGATGCGTGAGTACGGTGCTAAGGGTCGGCACGATTCGCACGGTACTAGTGCTGCGCACGATGAAGAGCACAAGGTTAACGCAAGCACTAAGGGTGACACTACGTATCCGCAGACTTTACCGGATGACACTGAGCATAACGAGGCGTTTGCTCAGGCAGTTGCCGATGATAAGGCTAGCGGTGTGCGTGACGCCGATGTGTACGACGCTAACGTTAAGCTTGGAAACGCTTTAGCTGCTGGACTTACAGCGGCTGTGGCTGCTAGTGGTACTGGCGAGTCAGATGACTCCGAAGAAGATACTGAGAGTGAGCTTGATAAGGCTCTCAGTGGAGACAAGTGACTACCGTCGATCCGCGCTTGAAGTATCAGTTAGCGGTAGTCTATAATACTCCTAACGAGTGTGTAGGCTGCCGCAAAACTGATAATGGTAATTTAGCTGAACCCTCTGCTAATGGTCCCGCTTTAACGCCAGGAATGGTTGACTTACAAGCGGACATTGACTGGTATGGATCAGTTTACATTTGCAGTGACTGTGCCCTACAGGTAGCGCGGATCTTTGGAGCTATCAGTCCTGCTGAATATGAAGGTATGGAGCGTGACTTAACTAACGCTCTAGCAGACCTGTCTAAGCTTAGGCAGGAGAATCTCGGCTTAAAGAAGGTTGTCGATGGATACCGAGACTACGGTCAGCTCGTTACTGGCGATTTCGCTGCCTCTCTCGTTACTAGCGTGGAAGAGCCCGCAATTAGCGTCGACGATGTTAGCGGGACTGAGGACGTTAGCGGAGACGAGGAATCGGAAGAGGATACTGAAACATCAGACACTCTTACGGGATCAGAGCGAAGTGGAGTATCTGAGGAATCAGATAGCGGAGAGGGACCTGGAAGTTCAGAGGTTAACCAATCTACTGATAAGCAGGAATCCGGAGACCTTCGCTCAGATACAGGCGACAAGCTCGCCGCAGCCCTCGGCCTCTGACACTTACCAAGCGCCAGGCTTTGATACTGACTGGAACGCTTATGCGGAACAGACTGGTCAGCCGTTAGATAAGGAACAGTATGTCTACACCGACGGTATCGTCCCCGGTTAACGGTTTACCCGGCGTCTCTCAAATTACTAGCTTTTTAGAGCAGAGGCAACGGTCTAACCGAGACGCACAACTCGCTGCCTGGGTTAAGGGTGAGTGGGATAAGTGTAAGCGTCAACGATGGGGTAACGAGCGTCAATGGTATCTTAACTTGGCGTTTTACCACGGTCGCCAGTGGGTGCAGTGGGTTAGGTCCACAGCAGCTACGTCTGGATATAAGCTGTATGTTCCACCCGCTCCTCCCTGGCGTGTTAGACTGACGATTAACAAGTGTCGTCCTATTATTAGGAAAGAGATTGCTAAACTCACGAGCCAGAAACCTAATTGGACAGTTGTTCCTAACAGTACCGAGGACCAAGATATTGTTGCGGCCGAAGTCGCAGAGCAAATTTTTGCTGCCGGTTACTCAGAGAAAAACTTCCAAGTAGTTCTTAAGCACGCGGTTTGGTGGTCTAGTACTTGCGGTACGTCTTATATCAAGTGTAGTTGGAATCCTACGGCTCTCTGTGGGTATGGACAGTACAAGTACTTAGGTGATATCGACGTAGAGGAAATCGATATCTTCCATCTTTACCTGCCTGATCTTAGGCAGCGCGATATCGAGAAGCAGCCTTATATTATTCATGCTCAGACACGCCCTGTAGAGTGGTGTAAGAAGCAGTGGCCGGATAAGAATTTCGAGTCTGACGTTAGAGCTTCCTATGAGATTATGGAAGAAGCATTTCTTAAGCTCACAGATCAGACTAGTAACTTTACCGAAGAGGTATTGTTACTGGAAATGTGGATCAAGCCTAACATGCACCCGAAATTCCCTGCTGGTGCTTACATCTTAGTAGCTGGTGGGCAACTAGTAGACATGCGGGAACAGTATCCTTACGATCATGGGAGATACCCATTCGCTAAGATTAACCACATCTTATCGAGTGGCTTCTATGGGACCTCTGTTCTTGAGGATATTGTTCCCGTACAGAAAGAATACAACCGTACCCGTTCTCAGACTGTTGAAAATAAGAATACTACGGGTCGTCCACAGTTCATGGCGCCTAAGGGCTCGATTCAGGCTAGTAAGATTACATCTGAGCCTGGACAGATTATCGAGTACAATCCCGGGTTAGGTCCTCCAACTCAACTACAACCTACTCCGTTACCGGCTTACATTAGCGAACACATGGATAGGTTAGAGAGGGACTTTGATGATCTCTCAGCACAGCATGAGATTAGTCGCGGAGAGGCTCCGGGAAGCGTCGTTGCGGCGACAGCGATATCTTCTCTCCAAGAGGCCGACGACTCGCAGCTTAGCACAACGACCGATAGCGTCGAGGACGCCGTTAAGAAGGTCGGGGAACTCTACCTCTGCTACGTAATTCAGTATTGGGATCAGCCCCGTATGGTTAAGACTACAGGGGTTAATCAATCCTTCGATGCTCAGTTATTCCAAGGCAGTGCCCTTATGGGCAATACTGACATTCGGGTAGAGACTGGTAGTTCGTTGGCTACTAGTAAGGCTGCTAAGCGAGCCTTTATCATGGACCTCATGACTAATCAGCTTATCCCACCGGAGGAAGGGCTTAAAATGCTCGACCTTGGTGGAGTCGAAAAGATGTACGATGAAATCCTTGTCGATACTAAGCAAGCTGGTCGTGAGAACCTTAAGATGCAGATTGGTGTTGACATTCCAGTTAACATCTGGGATAACCACCAGCTGCATATCGTAGAGCATAATAAGTTCCGTAAGACTCAGCAATACGAAATGTTGCCTCCGGAGGTACAAGCTATCTTCGAGCAACACGTAACTATGCATCAAATGGCTTTGCAATTAGGCATAGATCAGATGTCTATGATGGGAATGGGTCAACCCCCTGTAGGCCCTGACGGACAACCGTTACCACCTGCCGATCCTGCCGCCCAGCCTATGCTACCAGGGATGCCGGCATAATGCCTTATCGTTCAGCTAAACAACGAGCGTTTATGCATATTCACCATCCTGATATAGCTGCGCGTTGGGATGCAGAGTACGGTGGTACGATTAAACCAAAGAAGAAGGCTTACAAGAAAGCCTTAGAAAAGCACAAGGCTAGGAGGGGAAATGCCCCCAGGACTAGGTTATAAGAAGCAAGCGTTTAAGAAGGCATTAGACGCTATGGGTAAGCCAGGTCGTAGGGTCGGTCGGAATCCTACTCCTGGTGTACCTCGACGTGTTGGGCGTATGGATATGGGTCCGGGTAACCCAGCATTAGGCAGGCCGGATCGATTCCATCACGCTAGCAGTAACAATAAGGGACCGTTACAGAACAGTAAACCTCCCTATATTCGTGATCCATTAAACGATTATCAGGGACACAATTTACCGATTGCTCCGGGAGAGCACCCGCCTGGTGCTCCGTTACCTCCTGGGTCTAACTTCCCTCCGGGCGGTCCTAAGCCACGTCCGGCTGGAACTTTAGGTATGCGCCGGTTAAGTATGCTTGGAGATAAGAACAAGCGTAATGATAAGGAAGGTCTTGCTGTACTGATGCGACTCTTTGGTCGTGCTCAGGGAGGTAAGAACTTTGGAGGCAAAGCTTTCGGAGAACATAAGGGTAGCAATCTAGATGATTTCTTTGCCTCTACGGATCAGTACACTAAGGGTACTGGTTATCGACGGATGCTTAGGCAAGCGGCTGGTTTACCCGTTCGGCCGCGTACCAAGAATTACCCAGGTAAACCTGCCACTCCGCCAGGACCTTACATTAAGTAGAAAAGTTTAATCGATTGACTTGACAGGAGTTAATCGCTGTATATATCCTAGAGTCATCCCTAGAGGACCAGGGCCAGGGGACCAGGGCCGCGACCAGGGACCGGGTTTAAGCCGGTTACAGTCAAGGTACAGTCCTAAGACGGTACAGTCCCGTTACTGAAGGTAGAGCGCATGTCACAACCAGCAGGTATTGAGAATAACGGAGGCCAGGGCCCCGTTGGAATTAACGGGAGTACAGCCTCCGGAGACGGTGCAGTTACTTACGGGCAGCTTGGTAATCAGCAACAGTACCAGCAACCGCCTCAACAGTTTCAGCAACAGGCACCGCAAGGTGGTAACCCACCTTATCAGGAATACCTTAACAGGTTCCCCGAAAGTTTACGGGGAACAGCAGAGCCTATCTTCCGGGATTGGGATGCCCAGACCACGCAACGGTTCCAGCAGCTTAATCAACAGTTAGAGCAGTACCAGCCTTATCAAGAGTTTACTAACTACGATCCGCAAGGTTTACAAATGGCGGTTCAGTTAGCTCAACTCATGCAGAGCAATCCAGAGCAACTCTTTCAGTATCTAGCTAACGAACTTAACTATGATGTTGAAGGAGACGACGCTGAGGACGTTTCTTATTACCAGGGTAACAATCCTCAAGAGTTACAGCAGGACGAGCGTTGGAATGCTATGCAGCAAGCCTTATCTGAGCTTACAGAGTTAGTGCAAGGCGATAGGCAGGAACGCGAGGAGGATGCAGAAACTGAGCAAATCCTCGGACAGTTAAACAATGTGGAACAGCAGCGTGGCCCACTGGACTATGAGTACGTGCTTAACAAGGCATATGCTACTGGTGACCTTAACGGAGCAGTCGAAGAGTTTTACCAGCGGTACGGTCAAGCTTATGCACAACAGGTCCAGCAGCAAAACCCACAGCAATATGCTAATGGTAACGGACAACAGCCTATGGTAGAGGTTGGCGGGATTATGGTTCCAGCTAACCACCCAGCGGCTCAGCAACAAGGTCCGCCTCAGCCGTTAGCATCTGGCGGTGGATTACCGTCCGAGCAGAAAGACCTTGGTAGCTTGAGTCCTAAGGAGCGTATCGCTCTAGTGGCTCAGACTTTAAACGCCGCTAACCAGGCAGGCCAAGGCTAACCACTAGGAGAAGGCGATGCCTGCTAGTTTAACAACGATCAATGCGTTGTTAAAGGAGATGTACCAAGGCGGCCTGCGTGATGCGCTTCAGAACGAAGTTATCGGTATGAAGCGTATCGAGCAGACTAGCCAGGGCGTCTCTAACGACGTTAGCGGTCGATACGTAACGTTCCCGGTTCGGGTCCGCCGTAACCACGGTCAGGGCTACCGCCAGGAGAACGAGCAGTTACCTGCTGCTGGTCAGCAGGGCTACATTAGCCCCCGAGTTCCCCTTAAGTACGGTTACGGTCGTGTTCGCATGACTGGACAGCTTATGAAGCTGGCCGACTCTAACGCTGAGGCTTTCGCTAATGCGATGGAGCGGGAAATGGATGGGCTTAAGGATGACGTTCGTAAGGACTCCGGACGTATCTTCTACGGTGACGCTACGGGTACGTTAGCCACGGTCACGGCCGATGCTGCTAACACCGTTACCGTTGACAGCATTCAGTTCCTTGAGCTTGACATGATGATCGATGTTATCATCCCAGGCACAGGTGTGACGCACGCTGTTAACCGTAAGATCACCGCGATTAACCCGACGACTAAGGTTGTCACTTACGATGGTGCCGACGCTTCGGCTGCTATCGTGGCGACGGACGTGTTAGTGCGTACGGGTTCCGGTACTGTTAGCGCCGGTGTGTTCCGTGAGCCGCAGGGATTAAAGAGCATTGTTGCCGCTACGGGTACGCTGTTCAACGTTGACCCGGCTGTTGAGCCTAAGTGGGCGGCTTACGTTGACGCTACTGGCGGTGCCGTTGCTGAGTCTAAGTGGATTAGCGCATGTGACGCTGTCCGCGTGCAGGGTGGTAAGACTACGGTTGGATTTACCAGCCTTGGTATCCGTCGCGCTTACTTCAACTTGCTTAAGGCTGATCGTCGTATTACCGCTCCGCAGAAGTTCGAGGGTGGCTTTACGGGTCTTAGCTTCGCAGCGGGTAACGAAGATATCCCCATCGTTGCTGATGTGGATTGCCCGACCGGGTTAACTTACTTCCTGGAAGAGAAGGCGTTTAAGGTCTACCGCGAGGCAGACTGGGCCTTCGCTGATGATGACGGAAGTATCCTTAAGTGGGTTCACGACTTCGATGTTTGGGAAGCTGTGCTCCGTAAGTATTGGGAGCTTGGCATCGAGGTGCGTAACCACAACGCGGTGCTTACCGGTCAGACTGAGGCGTAAGCTTCATAACCCTAGTGGACGGGGCCCCTACTCTTGGCCGAGAGGTAGGGGCCCTCACTATAAGGAGCTAACGTGCCCACTCCGAGCTTAATGGAGTTACAGCGAGCTTACTATTTATCTCAATTAGGATTGTCTAGCTCTTCTGCGCCTACACCTGAGCTACAGTATCTGTTTTATCAGCAGATGTTAGGTAGTTCAGGCTTAGGTAGTGGAGTTGCAGAAAACCGTAAGTTCGCATCTGGACTCTATTACAACCAGGACATTAATGGTGGTAACTCCACTATGACTCCGGTTCTTAATGAATTGGACGTGTTCCCTTTCCCTGTAGGAAAGGCTACTACGTTTGATCAGATTGCGATTGCAGTCACTACTTTACAAGCGGCTACGGTTATGCGCTTAGGACTTTATGCGTCCGATTCAAGTGGACGACCCGGAGCGTTACTTGTTGATGCGGGTACAGTTGCTGGAGATACTACTGGAGCTAAGACATTAGCGATTAACCAAACGTTAGCGCCGGGTGTATATTGGGTAGCTTTCTGTGCTCAGGTTACTGCGATTGCGGGGTTATTAGTTCGAGCTATTGCAGCAGGCTGGACTAAGTACGTTGGTATGGATTTAGCTGACCGTTCTGTTTCAGGTTGTGGGTATTTACAGGCAGGTGTAGCGGGAGCTTTACCTGCCAACTTTACGTTCGGACCAGCTAACATCTTTGCAGGTTCCAATCCGCGAATCTCTTTGAGGGCGGCATGAGCAATACTCGACTTCCGACTGACAATATTGACCCACTGATTCCGTTAAGTGACGGACATTGGGTTAACGAGCGTGTGGCAAACCTAGTAGATGCCATTAGGGAATACCACCCTCAGCTGGATGTCATGTGGAATCCTAACCCTCCTCCGAATGAGCCTGAGTTTAAGATTATCGAAACTACTCCTACAGGTCGTTTCGTTGTTATGACGATTTCGGATCAGGAGCATTTTGACGGAGACGTGCTTACTCGGATTATCTTAGGAGATACGAGCAGGCATGACGTGTTAGATGAAATTGACGCACGTCAAAAGGCAGCTATGCTGTTAGCAGGCAAGGAAGTACAGGAACGCCAAGAATACATCAAAGATGTTACAAAGCATGTCCTTAAGTCACCTCTCAACAAGTATGTCGTTGATAAGAATACAGTGATTAGGGACCACGGCAATAGGACTCGTTAATGACTGCACTTACGGGAACGAACGTAGCAGATCGAGTTAAGCGTCAGTTCGGTGATGAAGCTGCGGCTCAGATTACCGATGCGATGCTGCTCGATTACATTAACGACGCCATGCGCGAAATCGTCTCTCGTAACGATGAACTCTTCCAGGCTAAAGCCGCCGCGAGTACAGTTAATGGTACTGAGTCTTATGACCTTCCAACACTGGCTACTAACATTCTACGTCTTAACACTGTTAAGTACAAGGGTGTCACAGTAGACTTCCTGTCAATTCAACAAGCTGATGAGACTTACCCGGAGAAGGATGTATTGCCTCGTCCTACCGGAATGCCACGTCATTACTGGATTTGGGCTAACAAGATTATCTTTGAGCCTGCTCCGGATAGTACAGGTTCTAACCTTGTTATCTACTTCCAAACATACCCGACTCCGATATCTGCATTAAGTGATACGATCCCCCTTCCAGAGCGTTACCATCTTAAGGTGGTAGATTACTGTATCGCTAAAGCTGCTGAGTTAGATGATGATGACGAGCGACACGGCTCTAAAATGGCTCAGCTTAGTGCAGACTTAGACATGATGAATACGGATACGTACCGACCGAGTCAGGAGACTTATCCTTACGTTACAGTGAGTACGGAGGATATGTTCTATGGGTACTAAACAAGATCATATTACGAAGTACTTGGGTCCGTGGCCAGATGGTTTAATTACCCGCCACGAAGGGTCGTACGATGTTGCTGAATCATTTTTACACGACGTCATTAACTTGGATGTCACTGATTACGGCGTGCTCGTTTCCCGTCCTGGGTTTGTACGATTTCACGATTCTTGGGGAGATGGTTGGCCAGCTAGTTTTGTTAATTATGGTCCTCTCCGCTTACTCGGTTCTTATCCTACTGCCGTATCTGCTGGGAACCTTCGTCTCTATCTCTCTCAGTTAGAGCTTCGTGCTGGTAGCTGGATGGAGGACGTGTTCTTTACGGACGATCCTACTACTGGATCGCCTACGTTACTGTTCTCCAATAACCACGGAGCTAGCGAACCTGGCACTGGCGTTCTGTTTAAGCAGGTAGTTCTCTACAACGGTAAGCTTTACTTTATCCGCAATAATCAGGCTGGTGCTGGAGCGTTCATTAATAACGTTGTAATGGATAACGGAGACTCAACGGGAGCTACTGCGGTTGGTAGCGGTGGAAGCCAGGCTTTCGGATATTACGCTTTCACGATGCAAGACCGTATGTTTGTGGTTGATATCAATGGGTCTAAAGTTAACTACTCAAAAGCTACTGATCCGTTGACCTGGGCTGCTCCGGATGGTGGATTCTTTAATGTTTCGCCAGCAGATGCTCAACAAATTACAGCGGTAATTGCGTTAGAGGATATCGTTTACTTCTTCAAGGAAGATTCAACTTGGGCGTTTACCTTCAATACTGATCCAACAGTTGACGGTATTCTACGTCAGGTAGCTAAAAACTTCGGAGCATTCGACGCTACTAATAACGGTAGTGATATCTACATCGTAAACCGTTACGGGTGCTACAGCTTTGTTGATGGTCAGTTTATCAACATCGCACAGAATATCAACACGATCTTACATGCACAGATATCGTGGGATAAAGACTGTTCGATTACAGTAGTCGATGAGCGACTTATCATCGGCTGTATCTTCGAGACAGGTTCTTTTAGTTCTCTGTGTATGAATATGCGCACCGGAGCTTGGACAAAGTACGCCCCTGTAGATTTTGCCATTGGTCCTACTAGCAAACGTTCTTATGCAGTAGCGGCTACTGGTGGGGAAGCTTTTATGGTATGGGGGGATTTTGTTTCAGCTGTGCAAGAGGATAATTTAGACTCGGGTACAGGTTACCTTTCAATGATGCGAATTGGTTCAACCTTATCCGATCCAGATAACAAATGTCGAGACCAGGATCGTCTAGGGATTACGTACGTTCCTCAATACACTATGGTAACGGTTCCGTTAGCCCTAGACGATCCTACTCGATGGAAGAAGCTTTTTCGTTGGCGTTTCGATGTGCAACATTCAGACTTTGACAATGAGGATAACTTCTTTAGCGTACAGGTTAGAGAAGGTGATCCTGACGTTGTAGACTTCTCGGATGCAATGACTGAGTATAAAGGGTTTTACACAGACTTCTTTGAGTCAACTAAGCTTAGGCAAAGGCGATTCAGAGTTATTCAGTTTGGATTAAATAAACCCTCGGATACGACCGATATCCAGGCTGGACCGGGTATTGATCAAGCATCTTCATTTAGAGTGCGCGGACTCGCAATGGAGTACGCTATCAAGGGACCATTTAGGAACTAGTATGGGTACTGACACGCAGCCGTACTTAAATGGCAAGAGAACGTATAACGGTGGCAGCCCTCATCCTAATTCCGGGGCTACTAAGAAGCCACAAGGTTATATCCAACGAGAGCTTAATAAACAAAGTGAAAGTCGCTCAGGGAAAGCAGAATCTTTCTTACGAGCCAAAGATGCTTACCAGCAAAATCAGCAACCCCCAAGTACTACGCAGCAGCCTATGATTCCAGAAGCCGGTATTCCTATCGGTAACACTGGAATCTTTAAGGACCCTACAGGGAGGCTCTATTATGGCGGTAGTCCGCAAGCGCAAGCCGCGGCCCAATCCGCGGCCCAACCCTACCCCCAGGACCAACCCCCCGCAGGCCCTCCCGTTTAATCCGCAGATCGCCGCAGCTAGGCGTAAGTTATTCGCGGATCGAATGGGATACTTAAGGGACTATGGTAGGCAGGTTAGTGACCTGAACACCCAGGCCACTAGCCAACTGCGTGCTTTAGATATTCAACAGCCCGACGTTAACCGTGGCATCCTGAACAACTTTGCTGGTCGAGGATTAGCCTATTCCTCAGGATACGGAACGACTTTAGGTGACGCTACGGCTGATTTCCAAGCACAGCGTTCCGACATTAACAACGCTCTCGGCTCTAATATTGCTCGGATGCGTTCTGATCGTCGCGCTACCATGAGTGATTACCAGTACCAGTTAGGTAATCTCAACCAGCGTGCAGCCTCAGCAGCTATTCCGAGGGCAGGTAGCTTAGGCTTCAACCGAACGCCTACTAAGAAAGTCAAGAAGAGGAATCGGAGGGTAATCTAATGGCCTACCCTACTTTCCCTAGCGGTGGCTCTTCCGGTCCTCGTCCGTTAGGTACACGGCGTAAGGTTCGTAAGCTGCGTATGGCTGTTAGGTCGGGTGCGTCTAACAAGCGTGTTAACATGTTAACTCGCCGCGCTATTCGTTCAGTGAATCAGTCACAACGTCAAGGAACGTACGGCACTAGGAGTCGGCGAGCCGTTAAGCGTACAATCCGTACGTTGACTAACGATAACTCGATCTACTCTAAGCGGTCGGGAATTCAATTACGCCGAGCATCCTTAGATCGACACCGTCAACGCCCTGTAGGGAGAAAAGGTCACGGTACTGACGTTGGACCTAAGGGACCGCATGGTCATTATCACCCGCCAGGAGTTAAGAACCCTCGTCCTCACCCGCATAAGAAACGAGCGGTTAAGAGAGGCAATAACGGGCCCGGCGTGAATCGACCCGCACCAGGGCACCCACACAAGGGGAACGGCCCTGGGAAGCAGCACCAGGGGCCAGGAAAGGGCCATCCTCGGCCCCATCACGGCAAGGGTCCTGGCAAGGGTAAGGGTCCGAAGGAGATTAAGCTCGGGAAGCCTGGTAAGCGTTTAGCCAAGCGTATCACTAATGTTACCGAGAATCGGTTCCTGTACGCGAACGAGAACCGAGTTAAGCAGCAAGTGGCTAAGTTCCGTAAGCGTCGTAAGTACATCGTTAAGCACACCAAGAATAAGAAGCGCGAGAAGAAGTTAGTGAAGATCGCGCGTAAGAACATGATGAGCGATGTTCGGAAGCGAGGTACTGGTGCTAGTCCATTATATCGCAAGGCGGGCTTGGCTGTTAGTGCTGAGTTGGACCCACAGCTTAAGGCACTGACAACTCGTATCAAGCAGACTCGACGGGATAAGAAGCGTACTGCTCAAGACCTTAAGGGCTTGTTCCAGCGTGCCTTAGAACAACACCGTGGGTACAAGGAAAATATCGATACCGGAGCCCGAGAGGATATCAGTACTACTAGGGACCAGTTCGATAACTTAGTGAACAAGATCGCTAGTGGTTACGATCAAAGCGAGAGTAGCGTTAGGGATGAACTTAGCCGACTCGGAATTGGTGAAGCTGCTCCTGCCTCTACGGCTGCACTTAATCGAGACAAGCAATACTCGACTTCGTTAGCTAGTCGGTCAGGTGCGGAATCGGTAGCAGAACAGCGCACTAACCAAGAAGGTTACGATCAGTTAATGTCTCTGCTTGGTGGAGAGATTAGCACGACTGGACTTGGTGCGCGTACGGAAGCGCGTCAGAAGTTTACTGATGCACTTATGAAGTACCGTGACCAGCGTAGTGCGTTGGCTGCTACTAGGCTCGGTAAGATTAGTACCGCTGCTGAGGCTCTGAGGGCTGCTAAAGCGCAGGCGCGGAGTGAAGCTTTACAGAATGCACTGGCCCGTAAGATGGCTGCTAAGAACTTCCAGCTTGATGTTGCTAAGTTTAAGGCGGGAGTTAGGGATACTCGTACCGATAACCGACTGAACCAGTTGAAGTACGAACTTGATCGAGCACAGTGGATGGCTGACCAACTTAAGAGTAATACGAAGCATCTGCCTAAGAAGAGCAGTTACTCTAATTCTCGTAATGGTGCTATTGACTACTTACGTAGTCGGGGAGCACCTAAGCAGATGGTAGACCGTTATATTTCCTTTGCGGGTAGTGCTGACCGGATGGGAACTATCTCAGGACCGTTCGGTATACCGATTCCGATTCCCAATAACATCAAGGGCAATGACAATAACAAGGTTAATGTCATGGTCAAGCAAATGATTAGTAAGGGAATGCCGCGTAAGTTCGCTAAGATCATGGGTGACGCACTTAGGATCGAGTGGGGCTTAATCTAAATGGGCTACAACTTAGCGTTGAAGTTACTTAACCAGTATGGTTCAAAGCCGGTTAAGCGACCTCCCCTGCCTAAGTCAGCCACAAGCCTTAACTTCCATGATCCAGCAGTCGGTCAGTTTTTACAGTATCTAGTTCAGCGTGATGCTAGGCAAGATGCTAGGATTCAACAGCAGCGTCAGTTGCTTAAAGGTTTCCGATTAGGACCTGAGTGGGATCAGTATTTCTTCCCCTTAGGGCCTGGCCCGGATACCGAATCTTCTGCGGGAGATAGCGGGAGTCCCTGGTACGCTGATGTCTTTAACAAGACAGTTGACGTACTAATGCGAGGTAACTACGCAGCAGCTGAGGGAGTAGCAGACTTCCAAGAACAGTTACCAGATGTGATTAATGGTATCGGGCTTAACGCAGATACCTTTGGTGATGTCGCTGATATGTTCCGTGCTGGCGCTGCTGGTGCTTGGCAAGGATTAAGCGGTCAGAAAAAGACTACGTTCTCGGATATCATTCGTGGTAACCGGGGCTTAGACATCGCTGGTCCATTATCTACTGCGGTAGCAGGTAAAGAATTACCGTTCGGAAGTAAATCCTGGTATCGCAAACATGATAAGGCAGCCGCTGCCGCTAGCTTGACTGCTGATATCATGTTGGACCCGTTTACTTATGTAGGAGTTGGAGCAGTAGGTAAGCTGGGTACAGGTGCGCGCCTATTTAAGGATGCAGCTAGCGTCAACCGCTCAGTTAAGAGTACCGAACAAATCGTCAAGGAACTAAGTAAGCAAGGTGCGCTAAGAACTAACAAGGTTGAAGAGATTCTGCGTGACCTGACGGCCCAGAAATATCGGATGGGTTTCCAAAGCCAGAAGGGTGCAAAGGCTTTCGAGGGTCGTGCGATTAATAACATCCGTAATATCTCTTTCGACAAGGGCTCTTTCGTTGGCAGAAGGTTTACGGTGACACGCTGGAAAACTTAAAGAAGATCGGCCCTGTAGGGTTGAAGGACCGCAAGGGCAAGTTTATGTCTCCGAATACAGTAGCTACGGAGGCTGCAACCAAAGCAGCACAGGAAACAGAAGAAATGACAACCAAGACTTTACTGGATAATTACCGTACAGTCGTGGGAGCAGATTATAAGCGTACACTCGGTATCGGTACTCGGAAGGTACGGCTGCCAATTATACCCTCTAAGGGTGTCGAGGGTATGCTTAAGATTGCTCAAGTTAAGCCACTGAGAGTCACTAGCGAAAAGTTGCAATCAGCACTGCGTAACTCATACAAGACCATTGAAGATGTGTACCGAGTTAAAGTTGAAGCTATGCACTTGGGCCGCTCGTCTACTATGGCTTTAGGGCGTTACGTTGAATCAACCTTTAAGCAGATAGATAAGGACAGTCGTAGGGCAGCCTGGGTTATGGGGTTGCGGCGGCAGTCTACTAACGGCGAGTTATCAGTCCGCGCTCCTGGTGCCGCCCAAAGTGACGACGCCGCAGAGTTGTTCAGTAGGCATGTGGCGTCTTTGGATGAACGGGCCAGAGGCGACATGGGTGAGCTACCCTTTAGTCCTGAGGAACTTAACCGGGAGCTTGCTCCTGGCTTACCTGCATTCTTTAAGAAAAAGAGCAAGAAAGAAATTGCGATGGAGAATGGCTGGATTACCTCGAAGGGTAAGCTAGCTAAAGGTAAGAAAGATGAACTCCAACGAGCGTGGGAAGATCAGGAGTGGATTCGTTCCTCACTGCTTAGAGTTGCAACAGATACTAAGATGAAAGGAATGAAAGACGGCGGTCACGCTTTATGGATGGCTATTGCGGCGATGGAACATGCTAACGCTCGCCGTAAGATGTACGAAGCTATGGTTGAATCCTTCGGTTTCTCTAAGGCTATGGGTGCCGGGGATAACATCGCCAAGGCTATCCTTAGTGATCTAGAAAAGCGTGGTTGGCGTGAAGCTAAGATTAAGGGTAGCAAGCAGTTAGACGGTGTCCTTTTTAACAAGGACGTTGCTACTAGTATCGAACGTATCATGAAAACGTTTGAGGATCAGCGAGAGTGGAAAGGCTGGGTTAAGTTCTTCAACAGGATTACAAATCCTTGGAAGTTCTGGGTTACTCAGCCAATGCTCGGATACCATATTCGTAACATGATGGGTGACGCTTTCGTCAACTTTATCGATGGTGCAGTTAACCCAGCTGACTACCGTGCGTCAGCTAGGATGCTCGGACTCAACTTCTCAGGAATGAAAAAGTTTGAGCATGTTACAGAAACACAGTCACCGTTACTTCGTATTCCTGGCGACCCTATGGCAAACGCTCTTCGGGTCACTAATAAGCCACTATTCCGGAACTCTGCTAATCTCAGAGACGCTGAGGGTAAGGTCAAGGATTACGTTACGGATGCTGAGTTGTTTGCAGGACTAAACAAGCATGGCATCCGTCAGAATTTACAGGTGGGAGAGTTTGGTGACTTAGAGAGTGAGATTAACACGTTCGGTACGCGGGCATCTGATGTTAGACAGGCCGTGGAAAAGCCGTTCCGGTTAATCTCTGAGCAACGTGAAGAATACATGCGTATTGCTCACTTTATCCACCTGGTTAGAACGAATCCATCTAAGGCTATTACTTTAGATGAAGCTATGGAGTGGGCAGGACAACGTGTCCGTATGACTCACTTCGATTATACGGACTTTACTAAGTTCGAGCAACAGACATTGTCTAACGTTATCCCGTTCTACAAGTGGACACGTAAAGCGTTACCACTTATGGCTCGGTTCATGTTCGAGCATCCAGGTAAAGTTGTTGTTCCGGAGAAAATTACTAGGGCGCTATCCGGAGCTTACGGGTATTGGCCGACGGAAGATGATCCCTTACCAGGACTTGAAAACTTGCTCGTCCCCCAATGGCTTAAAGAGGGTGGATATGAGCCAGGCTACGATACACCAACTACAGGGAACCCAATGTTCCTGCGGATGCCGAGTCCTTTTAGCGACATTCTTAGTTTCCAGGCCAACTCTGCCTTTGGGTCAGGAAACCTCCAAGGACTCGGCGACACGCTAATGCAGCAGACTAACCCTCTGATTAGGATTCCGTACGAATTAGCTACTGGACATCAAACGCTTATTGCTGGTCAGGACGTGCCTATCGGTAATCCGGCAGAGTACGGACTTAACCAGCTACCTGTTCCTTACTTACGTCAGGTTCTTAGTGCTACTGGTGCATTTAAGGGCGGCGAAGGTAACCTGGGTCCTGTTGCTACTGCTACAACTGGTCTGTACTCACGGGAGCTTACGGAGAGGGATCAGCGTAACGAGCTTTACCGACTACTCTTCGAGGGTAATCTTAGCAGTCAGGATAATGCTAGGATTCGCCAGATACTGTTGCAGCAGTTTGGGGTTGATCTTTCACCATGACAATGCAACCCTTTGCACAGCCTTATGGATTTGGTACTCAGAAACAACCTTTCGGTTCTGAGATTGAACAGATCGCCCGACAGAGTATCGGCATGTCTCAACAGCGCATGGATAACGTGCGTGGCTTAATTCAGATGTTCGTTAGGGCACAGAAGCAACCTCGTACTGGATCAAGAGGTAACGGCCCCCCTGTAGGAATGAATAGTCCTAACCTTCGAGCTAACTTAGGGAAGATTGGTCATGGGCGTGGTGCTGTGGGTCCTATCCGGCCTAATGCTCGTATTGTTACGATACGAGACGGACAGGGGCACAGCGTTCAGGTTAACAAGAGCGTGGCCGACGATTTCAAGAGATTCCTCAAAGCCCTTAAGCGGACTGGCTACGATATTGATTCTATTGGTGGCTACGCTAATAGGAATATTGCTGGGACTAGTACTCGCAGTCTGCATTCGTATGGCTTAGCTATTGATATTAACCCATCAGCTAACCCGGTATCTTACGGACACCGTGTGACTAACTTGCCTAAGGGTATTGGCAAGTTAGCCCGACGTTATGGTATTACCTGGGGCGGTAACTGGCACGGAAGTAAGAAGGATACTATGCACTTCTCCTTCCCCTACTTCGGGACTAAGTAATGAGTAGTCCATTTATGGAAGAACCGCCTGAGGACTTTGATCCTTGGGCGGTAGCTAGCCATACCAATTTCGGAGCTACTAGCATGTTGCAGCAAATTGCTGCTAACTCTAGGGCTGCTCAAAAGCGTCAAAGAACCGTAGCAGGTATGCTTGGTGCGATTAACCGAATGAATAACCCGTCTATGACTTCGGGTATTTCTAATCGGAGGTTTAGCCCTTCGGGACATGGTCCTGGAGGTAAGCACCATCATGGTAACTTTAACGCACCAAAGAATAAGAAACTTGCTGCGTTGATGCACGTTATCGGTGGACAGGAATCCAATCAAAATTATAGTGCGGTTAATGCAGACTCAGGTGCATTAGGTCGTTGGCAAGTTATGCCTGGTAACATTCAAGGACCTGGTGGCTGGGACAAACAAGCGTTAGGTAGGAATATTTCACCGCATCAATTCTTAACTCATCCTAAGTTACAGAATAAAATTGTCAAAAAGATCATGCGTGGTTACTTAAGGAATTATGGGTTAAGAGGAACAGCACAAGCTTGGTACGGAGGACCAGGAGCGGTAGGGAATAATAACATTCCGGGTGGTGCCGGTTATCCTACTACAGGCCAGTACGCAGATTCTGTTATGGGAATGATTCGTCGGTACTTGCGTCGTCACGGATAGGGTGGCTGGTGATAACTTCATGGAGAATCGTTTGCAGTTACATTCTAGTTATGGTCGGGGCCTTACTAGGGGTTTATGAAACTGTATTCGGTCAACGAGACCCGGCGGTTTATTTTTTCTGTACGGGAGCGTGGTCACTGGCGTTAGGACTTAAGGTTGATAATGTCCTCAATAAGGATGAGACACATGTCAAACCTGATTAGGAATAACCCCGCGACTACATTCGTGTTACTTGTGATTTGGCCTATTCTTTATACCCTTGCTGTCCTTACTGACTTAGGAATTATACATGCCTAACCGAGATAGTCCGCTATGGATTAATCGCAATCCCGGAATTACAGCGGTAATAGCTACTGTTGTGATAGGCTTTTTAATGATTAGTCCTTCCTATTACTTATGGCATACTGAGAATAAGCAAACGAATGACATTGTTACATGTGCCATTAAGTCCGTGGGTACGAGGGATGAATCGTCCCAAAAGTATAGAGCAGCACTAGTGAAATTCTTTGATGAATTTAGTACATTCCTTAGGAATATTAAAGACCAAACTAGTGCAGTACCTTTATTGCAGTCAAGTGATAAAGCTAAGCACTCATTACAGGAGGTAGCCATAGTAGTAAATGCAAAAGACCTACAGGATTGCCTGGAGAAAGATTAAATGGCATACATTAAATATAAGAGGCTTAACAGCCTCACACTCGGCGGGAAGTACCATGTGATTAAGATTGGTACTGACTCGTCAGGGCGCCCCATCTATATGTCAGAGCGCATGTGGGGTGCATGGTTAGCCGTGATGGATCGCTTAGGCGATAATCTGGCTAATGAGTTAGATATTGTGCAGGGTGCCTTCATGGTTTTTGCTGGTGGAGGTGCTACACAATCTGCCGGTTACCATGACTTAAGTTCCTGTATCGATACCCGTGTCTGGGATATCGATTCAAGTGAAGAGCGCAAGGTTATCCATGCTAGTCGTAACGAAGCGTGGGCAGTATGGAGACGAGACTTAAGTCATGGAGGGTTCGATGAGCATATGCATTGGACCTTACTGGATGAGTTTAAAGGAGTAGCAGGAGGCGGAGCGCAACCTTCTGCTGCGGGCGCTATTTCTCAATGGGGAAGTTACCGTCGAGGTATGGACGGTTTAAGCCCAGAGCATAGGGATTACCATTGGCGTCCGTCGCCACTTCCTAAGCCGTTCAATCTACAACAGTGGAGAAAGGAAGAGAACGACGTGGATTTACAGGACTTGATGGATCATCAACTTAGGGATGATCCTAAGCTTACCGTCGCTGACGCTTTACGTAATGGTTCGGCAGCCCGAGGGGATATTGACGAACTTGCTAAGCGTTTTGCTTTATACGTAACTGCTGAGAAGAAGCGATGGGGAAATCTTAAGGCTCGGGATGAGGCACTCGCCGAGACCCTTAAGACGATTGCTGAAAACGTTGACGACACGGCTACTAAGTCGCAGTTAGTCAACATTGCGACCTCGTTAGAGGCGAAGTTAGATAGTATCGACAGTCAGGTGAGTTCATGATTGCACATTCGCTGAAGGGCATTACCGCTTTCGGCACCGGCTTTGTCGGAGCTATGATCGCTCAGGTTCAGGATAAGACAACGTTATCCAGTATGGACCTGTCTGATTGGGCAGTTAGTTTAGGCATTGCTGCTGGGATCGGTTTACTGACCTGGTTAGTGCCTAACTATAACTACACACCGCCTCAGCGTTAAGCGGTTTCTATGGAGAAACCCCCGGACTTTCTGAGTCCGGGGGTTGATCCATGCCCCCTCCCTGGTGCATCATGGTGTCAAGAGGGAAGGAGGTCGGTTATGGCCGAGTTAAGAGGTAACTGTACCGATTACGTTACCTGGTTAGAATATGAATTAGGCGATCGTAAAGCTGCCTTCGCTATCTTAGACGGTATCATTTATTCTCAGCGATACGGTGGCGCTAAGAGGCTCTGCGCTAACTGCCCTGTAATGAAGCGGTGTTTTAGACGAGCAGATAACATAGGGTGGTGGGGAAGTCTTAGCCCCCGAGAGCGGCGAGAAGTTTCTGCTCGGCTGACTCTTGCGGCTCTGGCTCAGGAACAGGCTCAATTACAGTCTGAGGTTCAGGTTCGGGAGTCTCTAGCTCTTCCGGCTTAATTTCAAGCATTGCCTCTTTAAAGAAGCGTCGTATCGCTGGGTTGCGTACGAGTACTTTAAGAGCCTCTGGCGGGACAACGAGAGGTGCGGGGTAAGGTTTGTTGTGTTCCTTACCTTCATCGTCATGGTACCTCTCTCCGTTATAGCCCCATCGTAATTCAGGATCACGAGAAGGATTCCACGTAATTCCGTGCTTCTCTAAAGCTAACTTCCTACAGGGGACAGAACAATAGGCAACGTCTCGATAATTAGTAGCAAACGGTAACTCACACTGTCTGCATGTCTTAGCTGTGAACCATTCTTGTCTTGCGATTAAAGCCAAGACAGATTCAGCTTCACGAGATTTTTCGTCCTCTGCATACTTCTTAGCAGCCTTCTCCTTCATGAAGTTCTCTAAGAGTAGCTCTTCCTCTTCCTCAGAGAACTCAGCACCAGCAGCCTTAAGTTTTTCTAGCTTGCGCTTTGCTGCTATTTCTGCCTTCATACTCCTCCTTATCCTTTCTCGCCTTGGCAAGTGTGATAACTCCGGTAGCAATTAGCCATTTAGTACCGTGAGCATGGGCTGAGATTTGGTCAGGGATGTGTGACTTAGTGCTGTACTTATAACCTAAGTTAGCAGCAGCCTGTCTCATTCCCTGCGGCTCCTGTAGGACCAACGGAATCCCGTCTCGTTTAGCAGCTAACTGCACTGCTCCTATCATACGAGCAGCTACCATTGTGTTCAATAGTAAACGCTGACCCATGTTAGGAAAGATACGGAAGTTTTCACAGATGATTGTTTCTGTATTCCCTGGTAGTGGAAGATTCAGAAACTTTAAAAAGTCATCTTCTATCAAAACTAATCGTCTATATAGCGTTCCGTCGTCGCCAAAATAGGCTAATCCGTTACGATAACCCGGATCAATTGCTAGGTACATTAGCATCACTAAACTGTTCGGGGGCTGGGTTTTTGTGGTCAGGACAGAAGTAGAGTAAACTTTGTCCCATTTGGATAACCTGCCAGCCCTTCTCATCTAAGAGTTCACCGAGGTGATAATTACCCTCAGGAATCTCAATTTCGTTATGACAGTTGTGGCATGTTCTAGTCATGCTCTCTTGCCTCCATGTCGATAGGGACGTGTCCAGTTATAGTCCATTTTACGTCGGAAATGAAAAGCTAAGTCTACTCCATACACGGAAGCGTAATGAAGTAATCTAATAAGTAGATCAGCAAATTCTGAGCCTACTCCCTCAGGTTTACCCTCAAGAAAATAGTCATCAAGACCTGTTTCGCGCCAGGCTTCTAATGCCTCACTAGCTTCTGAATGGAGTAATGCAATAGCCTCAGGGAAATTGATTTCATCTGAATTTTTAGCCCAACCTTTAGCTTTAACAAACTCCATTACTTCTTGCTGCATATCTTGAAGCTCAATTATTTCTGTACTTAAGTCGCCCATTGCTTATCCTCCACATGGAACTTAACCGGGAACTGCGGGTTATCTTCCATGATTTGTCTGATGGTTTCCTTATAGTAGGGTAGCTTTTCTTTACGAATCTCAAACACTACTGAGTCATGAACCTGTAAGACCATCTTGCAATCTCGGTTATCGACTTGGTCGTTAAGTCTCAACATTGCGTGTTTGACGATTTCTGCGCCGCCTCCCTGGCAGATGGAGTTCCAGGCGTCCTTCTCTTTTCCACGATTAAAGATGCTATTAAAATGGCGGCGGCGGCCTGTCCAAAGCTTAACATAACCTCGGGACTTAGCAACCTTCGCAACGTCTCTAGCAGTGCGACGGAAGCCGGGGAAAGCAGTATGATAAGCTTTGATGAGTTTAGCAACTTGGTCATCGGCTGCCTTTCCACTATGTTCATCCCTTGTTGACTTAAGCATGTAAGCTAACTTCTCCGCTCCTGCGCCGTACACAATAGCGAAGTTCATCTGCTTAGCATCGTATCTAGTTAATCTGACTCCGGTCTGTTCGTAAATGAGATCGGCAGTGACTTCATGGAAATCTGCTCCAGAATTAACTCGTTCAATGAGTTCGGTTTCTCCCGCATAAAATAAAGCGATTCGGTATTCCAGGCTGGCATAGTCAAAATCCCAAAGTACCCAATCCTCGTTGGTAGGTATAAATAAGGATTTGACCGGGCCAGACCAGGGTTTATCAGATCTACGGGGTATTTGTTGTAAGTTGGGCAACTCGCAGGAGAGTCTTGTAGTTCTTGTGCCAGTTGGCTTATAGTTAGGTCGTACTCTTCCATCAGGACTTACCATTCTAGGGTAACCAGCATAGTAGAAACTGTTAGCTTGCTGCCACCCCCTGTAGGCCAAGATATCTTGTGCTACTTGACTGCCCATAGCTGATAGCATAACGTCGTACTCAGCCATAGCGACTTTGTTAAAACTAGGGTTACCAGTCTTAGGAGAGCGAAGAACTACAGGAAGATTGAGTTCGGTAAGGAGGACCCGTTCGAGGTCAAGACGAGACCCAGGATCAAAGCCAAGCCGAACTCTACGAGTTTCCATTTCTTGTTCCGCTTGCTCTGATAAGACTGCACACTTATCCAAATCCGCTTTAAGCCCACGACTACCTACCTTAGACAGAACATTGAGAAAGCGTCTTTCACTTTCCCACAGGTGTAACAGGTCTTGCCCCATTATTTACCTTAGGTCCTCTCCGTGGGATATAGGTGTCATACCACTCTTTAACATCGGGCCACCAGTAAACCTCAAAGGGTGCCCCTGCTCCACCACCGCTAATCTTACGTAACGGTTTAACGAAGTTATTACGCTCTCGTCGTTCAACCCATCCGTACATAGTACGTAGATGAACGTTTAACCTACCAGCTATCTCACTGCGTGTGACAAGATTGTAAGCTAGTTCCTCGGCTTCTTCAAGGCTTAAGCTCACTGATAAACACCTCCCATAACCTGCCAGTCATGTTCACATCTTTGCAACAGTAAGGTGCCATAACTTGTGGTGGAACTTCTTGCCAGGTCATAGCTTTAAGAAACTGATTAAGTTGTTCCTTGTCCTTGCCGTCGTCTTTAAGAACGAACTTGGCTAGCCAATCGAGTTGTTTGGAGGGAAACTCTTCATTAACCATGTGAGCCATAACCATTGTATCCCAATAGGTATCCTCAGGAATGGTTATGCCTAATGTTAGTAATGAAGGATGGTCATACAAGTAGTTGTGTACAACTATCTCTTTGGTCTCGAATATTTCTTTGAACTCAGGTAACCAAAGCTTAGGTAAATTATGTTTGTCAGGTACATCATGTCGCCACGGTAAGTAGAACTCATTACGAATACCATCAATCTTCCAACCTATACCGATACCGGTGGCATAGACACGACTGTCCCATATAGCACTAGCTCTAGCACGTTCTTTAGATTTGTAGTCTCCAAGTTGACTAGTCTCTGTGTCACAATAGACTCGTGGAGCCCTAATCATTTCGTTAAGAACGGCCTCGAATCCTGTACGACTAGAAACTAAGCCCGATGTTATATCCCTGGGTGGGCGGCTCAGGCTCGTCATCGTCGATGTCGCGGGAGTTAATGAGTCCACTATCGCTAACCTCCGTACTAGCTGCAAGTCTGCGTTGAGCGGTTGTCTGTACTGCAAACATAAGATTCTGGCCTGTTGCTACGCCATACTCACGCTCTTGCTCGGAGTACCTATGCTTAAGATTGATGAATTTAATGTCTGTGTTTACTGTGTCCTTTGACCATAAGGCGTAAACGTCAGTCGCAGAAGCAGTGATGTAAACAGACCCATAGACATCATCCTGAGTCTTAGGTTGTTTATTTTGTGCCGTGGCTTTGCGGTTATGATGTACATGCCAAGTAGCGATTCCAAACTTCTTACGAAGCTTCGAGTCAAAGTCGAACAACGTCTTGGTATCTTCATCACTGTTGAGAGACTTAACAGTAATACGCCCCAAGCTATCGAGGAATAGAACCTCGATTTCGTGCTTCTCGATGTATGCTTGTAAGACTGCCTGCTTAACAGGATCGAGGACATCGAATGGCTCTCCTAACGGTACAATCTTAATGCGGTCCTGTAACTGCATGATAAGCTCCTCAGGCATATTACGGGTCATATGCTTAAGAAAGTACTGAATACCTGCTT